GTTGAAATCTTTCCAGTCATCCTTCACAAATTTACGGAGAATCAATCCGTTATAAGCTGAATGTTGATTCGATGCTTTGGAGTCAGTGTTGACTACCATTTTACCGGTAGACACTTCGTATACCGTATTTGCATAAGGACTGGGATTGAATTCATAGCCTAATGTGATATAATCTGGATATTTTTCAGGAAATGTCCCATCTTTTTTGGACTGTTCATATTCTGCATAGTGACCAACCGCTGATTTTGTCACATCTGCCATTTTTTCAGCTAACTGTGTACATCCTGAAATTACTTTTGTGATTGCTGTAGATGCTAAATTCGCAAGCGTGGCTTTCCATGTTGTAAATCCACTGTCTGCATTTTTGGCAGCTTGTCCGGCATCTTCTACTGAGTCACCTGCACTATCTGCCTTTTTGTCAACATTTTCCAGTGTTTCAGCGGTGTCCTTTGCAGACTTTGAAACCTTTTCAATGTTGTTCACTGCATCAGCGTAATTGATCGTTATTTTTCCGACCAACGAGAAAATATCCAACGATTAGCCACCCCCTTTCAACGGTGGCACGAATCCATTCAGAATTTTATTTGCTTTTTCCACCTGTAACTTAATCTGTGCGTTGTTCATTGTTGGTTCAGTTTGTTCAGTGTTATTACCTTTCGGTGCTGTACTCATAAACCGCTGTTTAAATTCTTCAAAATTTCCAACATCATCAGCAAGTGGGTTTGCTGTG